CGCTGAACGAGGCCGAGGAATCCCGCCACGCCGAGATCATCGCTCGCGCCACGGCCATCAAGGCAGAGCGCGCCGCACATCTCGCCCGTGCCGCTGAACTCGACGCGATCGAAGCCGAGCGCGCCGCCGCCCCGAAGGCCCCGAACTTCGTGCCCGCACCTGAGAAGGTGCAGGTCGAGGACGTCGCCCGCATGTCGGCCAAGCAGGTCTCCGACCTCGTTGCCCGTCAGGCCGACGAGCGCGGCATCGACAGCGATCAGGTGCGGATGCTCCTGAAGCGCCACCGCAACGACACCGCCTGGGTGCGGAACGTCGCCGCCCGTGCGACCGACGTCTACGAGTCGGCGTTCGCCAAGTGCATGACCGGCCGCGAGGCGTTCCTCACCGCTGAAGAGCGCGCCGCCGTCGCCGTGGGCACGAACACCCAGGGCGGTTTCCTGGTGCCGACGCACCTCGACCCGACGCTCATCATCACGAACAGCGGTTCGAGCAACGCCATCCGCGCCATCTCGCGCGTCGTGACGCTGACCAACGAGAAGACCTGGAACGGCGTTTCGACCGCCGGCTCCGACTTCTCGTGGGACTCGGAACTCGCTGAGGTGTCGGACGATTCCCCGACCTACCTCGGGCCGAGCATCTCGACCTACATGGCTCGCGGTTTCGTGCAGGCATCGCTCGAGGCGTTCGACGACATCGCCAACCTGGCCAGCGACGTGCTGATGCTGTTCGCTGACGGCCGCGACCGTCTCGAAGGCACCGCCCACGCCACCGGTTCCGGTTCGGGTCAGCCGTTCGGCATCTTCACCGCACTCGACGCGAACACGAACGTCGAAGTGACGTCGACCACGGCGGCAACGATCGGTCTCGTCGACCTGCAGGGCCTCAAGCGCGCCGTACCCGTCCGCTTCCGCGGCAAGGGCACCTGGGTGATGAACCCGGTCTACGGCGACGCCATCAAGACCCTGGGCACCGCCCTGTCGGCGTCGTACAGCACCGACCTGACCCAGTCGAACACCGACCTGCTGCTCGGTCGCCCGCTCGTCGAGACCGACGACGCGCCGACCACGCAGACCACGACGGTGCGCGACAACGAGATCGTGTTCGGTGACTTCTCGAACTACGTGATCGTGGACAAGCCCGGTTCGACCAGCGTTCAGTTCATCCCGACGCTGTTCAACACGGCCAACAACCTGCCCGACGGCCGCTCCGGCTGGTTCATGCGGTTCCGCTCCGGCGCCGACAGCGTGAACGACCTGGCGTTCCGCCTCCTGCAGGACAAGACCTCGGCCTAGTCCGAGACAAGACATCGGCCTAACGGCCGATCAAGACGCGTGGTCGCCCGCCTCTCTTGCAGGGGTAGGCGGGCGACTGCGTGCACCACCCCTGCCACCCCTGCGAAAGAGGAAACCATCATGTCCATCGTCCGAGTCAAGTCCGACGTCGCTGCCACCGTGCACGACGAGACCACCGGCATGTTCATCGCACTACGCCCCGGCGCAGAGTTCGATGACAATGATCCGTTCGTCAAGGCGAACCGCTGGGCGTTCCAGTCGGACGCCACCGCCGAACCGCGCACCCGCCCGGTCGCTGTACCGATCGAGCAGGCGTCAGACAATCCCGGCGAGCTTCGTAAGACGCGCCGGTGATCCCCGGTGCGGTGTCGGTCGGGTTCCTGCACCCCGGCCACTATGCGGCGTGCTTTGCCGAGTCAATGCAGGACCTACTGCTGCACGACCTGACCGGCAAGCAGCGCGTCATGTCGCACACGTTCGGCAAGCTCGGCAAGTCGTGCGGGTCGGGTGGCATCGTCGCTGGACGCAACCAACTCGCGAAGGTGATGTGTGACGAGTCGCCGGCCGAATGGCTGTTCATGGTCGACTCCGACATGGGGTTCGCCCCTGACACGTTGGAACGTCTCATCGCTGAAGCCGACCCGGTGGAACGGCCGATCGTCGGGGCGTTGGCGTTCGCGCACAAGACCGACGGCAAAGCCGAGTTCTACGGTGTGCGGTATCGGGCGTGCCCGACGCTGTACGACTTCGTTGACCTGGACGACCGGATCGGCTTCACCCCACGGCTCGAGTACCCGCGCGATGAGCTGGTGAAGGTGTCCGCAACCGGTGGTGCGTGTGTGCTCATTCACCGCACCGTGCTCGAAGGTGTGCGCGCCAAGTACGGCGACGTGTGGTTCGACACGATCACCCACCCGAAAGGGCCGACGGTCTTCTCTGAGGATCTGTCGTTCTGTGTCAGGGCTGCGGGTGCAGGGTTTCCGATCCACGTTCATACCGGGATCAAGACCACGCACGACAAGGGTGGCGTGTTCTTGGATGAGGCGTTCTACGACCGGCAGCAGGCGGCGCTGTGCGACTGAACCTTGGCTGCGGACGCAACCCGCTTGACGGATACGTGAACCTCGACCTGGCCGATCTTCCCGGCGTTGACGTCGTTCACGACCTCGACAGCCCCGACGACCTTCCGTTCGCCGCTGACACGTTCACGGAGATCGCCGGCGTCGACCTGATCGAACACGTACAGGACCCACTGCATGTGATGTCGAAGCTGTGGCGTGTCGCCACCAATGGTGCGGTGTGCCAGTTCGCCCTGCCGTACGGGTCGTCCGACGACGCGTGGGAAGACCCCACCCACCGTCGCCCGTACTTCGTGGGGTCGTGGGGCTACTTCTCGCAGCCGCACTACTGGCGAGCCGACTACGGGTACCGGGCCGACTGGGAACTCGTCGGCATCGACCTGCTGCTCTACGACTACGACGGCGACGTCGAAGCCGCACAGGCGCAGGTGATGACCCTCCGCAACGTCGTCGCCCGCCAGCACGTCACCCTGCGTGCCGTGAAGCCCGCCCGCCCATGTGACCGAACCCTGATCGCCGCACCGCATGTGACGTTCCGACTCTACGAAGGCAGGTAACCGATGGCCTGGGTAGACCTCGATCTCTTCAAGGCGTACGCACGCGACTCGACCGTCGTGGACGACGCCCTGTACACGATCGCCCTTGACGGCGCACACCTGTCGGTGGCCGACTTCTGCCAGCGCAGCTTCGACGAGGCGACCGGCACCACGTCGGAACGCGTGTACTCGCCGCTCAACGGTGGGTGCGACGTGCTCCGCATCCACGACTGTGTGTCGGTCACGTCGATCACAGACAACGGGTCCACCATCACGGCAACCAATTACCAGCTTGAGCCGTTCGCGGTCGAACTGACCGGAGAGGCCCGCCCGTACGAACAGGTGCGTCTGTACAACGACACGTGGACCTACGACTACGGGTTTGCCCGAATCGCCATCACCGCCGACTGGGGCTGGACAGCCACCCCGCAATCCGTGGTGCAGGCGACACTCATCGTTGCCAAGGACCTACTGCAGCAACGGAACAACAACTCAGGCGTCGCCGGGTTCGGTGACTTCGGAGCGGTGCGGGTCCGTGAGAATCCGATGGTCGGCCGGTTGCTGCAGCGGTACCAGCGCGAAGAGGCGTGGGGGCTTGCCTGATGGCTGTCGACATTGCTGCGATCCGCACCGCGATTGCTGAACGCATCTCTGACGTGTGTGGCATCTCGGCCTACCCATTCGATGTGGTGTCCACGGTGTACCCGCGAGCGATCGTGCTCCCCGGTACACCACTCGTTGAGTATCACACCACGTTCGGTCAAGGTCTGTCGCAGTTGAACTTCGTTGTCGAGGTTCGCACCGTCGCCACCGATCCCGTGCCCGCACAGGAAACACTCGCCACGTTCTGTGGCGCCGGCACTGGGCAGACGTTGAGCATCCTTGACGCGCTCGAGGATGTCGGCACCGACAACACCCCGCAACTCGACGGTGCGGTCCATGCGATCAATGTCGAATCCGTGTCCGTCGGTCCTGGCATCCAGTTGACCGAAGGACCGTTGGAGTTCACCGCCCTGTTCCAGGTTGCGGTATTGGCCCGAAGGGACTGACCTCAAATGGCAGCAAGCACCCTCATCAACTCGCAGATCGTGGTCGGGTCGTTCGACGCCACCACGTTCACCGGCAGCTTCGATGACGCCGGCACGATCAACATGGTCGAGTCGAACGTCTACGGCTCAGGCGGGTTCCCCCGCAAGTACCCCGGTCTGCGGTCGTACACGAACGCCATCCAAGGTGACGCCGACTACGCGGCCGGTGGCATCGCTGCCGCGTTCACCCCGGCACTGTTGGGCACGCAGCAGTTGGTGTCGATCCAGCCGACCGGTGGAACCACGGCGGGTGACCCGTCGATCTTCACGCAGGCACGGCTCGAGTCGATCAACGCACCCGGCGGCGCGCATGGTGAGATGGCGACGTTCGGCATGACGTTCGTGTCCGACTCCGAGAAGATTTACGGCCAGGTGGCTGCACCGCTGGCGGCTCGTACTTCCACGTTGACGGGTACGGCGCTGGCGATGACCGGGCCGACCGCAACGCAGCGCATGTGGGCGGGCCTGCACATCACGGCCGTGTCCGGCACGACGCCGACGCTGGTGGCGAAGCTGCAATCCGCAACCCTTGTCGGCTTCGGTTCGCCCACGGATCGGATCACGTTCACGTCCGCGAACGCGGCCGGCTGGCAGTTCGCCTACGTGTCCGGTGCGATCACTGACGGCTTCTGGCGTGCCGTGCTGACCATCGCTGGTACGACCCCGAGCTTCACCTGCTCGCTGGTCTTCGGCGTCACAAACGTCACCTGAGTTCCCCTACCACCTCAACCATGAAGGAGGCCGTCGATGGCCGCATTCGTTTCCACCTCCCGGATGATTCTCCTGGGTGCCGCCTGGACCGGGACTGCCCCTGGTCTGCCCGGTACGCAGACCATCTCCGGCACCATCACGTCCACGTCGGACATCTCGGTCTACACGAAGTCGGGCAACCCGGCGACGTCGGCTGCGATGCAGGACGGCACCACGTTCGGCACTGGCGGCTACACCGTGCAGTACCCCGGCCTCAAGTCCGGTGACGACCTTGTGTTCGAGCTCGTGTCGGACTACGCCGCCGCCGCCGTCGACGCCATCGTCCGCACGACCCTCGGTGGTCTCGGCTCGCTGGTGTACGTCGACCTCAAGCCGACCAGCT